TTATTTGTTTTCGGAATTACATTCCGGCAAACCGGTAATGCTGGTTAGCAGTGATAATATTCCGGCCAGCATGGATGTGGAAATTACTAATTTCGTGTCTATCTGCCCAAGTACAGTTACGGTTCCAATTGTTGCTATGGCGGTCTGCGCGACAGTCTTTATTGCCCTGATACCGGCACATTTAGCCCATTTTTTCCAATCTTTTGCTTTCATGTTACCATCCTTTCTTTTCAGGGTTGATTAAGCCGTTTATCATTAGAGCGATTCGATTATTATCCATACAGTTCAGCAATTCGTGATACGCCTACATAAATTTCGGAAATTTTATACCATGTAGTATAATCGACTGTTCCGGTCTGTGGCAGTCCGAATACTTTCTGGAATGTACGGACTGATTCTGCAGTTGCAGGTCCGTAAATCCCGTCAGCAGTAATTTTCGGAATAGCAGGATAAGCACCTGCTATGACATTTAATTGTTCCTGCATCTGCAAAACTTTATTGCCGGAAGAACCAATTTCCAGAGTATAGCCAGGCCAGGAGGATGGGATGCCGGAGATGGCTTCGGCGGTGTTAATGTACATGTCGTCACCGTAGTAGTAACGGAGAATTTCGATAGGGGAATAGCCCTGGTCGCCTAAGGATTTGGATCCCCATTGGGTCAACCAAATTGTCACAACCTATAAAGCACCCGCAAACCCTTGATTTTACTGGGCTTGCGGGCATTTTACCTGTATAAGAAAAAGTAGATTTTGAGAGAATCGTTCTTGCGATCGTAGATAATCTTGTCGATGATCTGCTTCAGGGCTTCGTTCTTTTGCACGTATGTATAATTGTTGGAGATGAGAATATCATACACACTCCGTACCTTCTGCAGCATAGCATCCGCCGGATCCTGATCAGATTTATGCGCTGCCTTTTTCAAATCCTTTAATTGTTGTTCTAAGGATTCACGTTCTTTCTGAATGATAGCTTTATTCGCTTTATATTCTTCCAGTGTATCAATTCCTTCCCGGTAGGAGGCTTTTATTCGTTCCTCTTTGCCGGTTAAACTTTCCAATTGTTCTGTTATAGCCTTGCGCTCATCAAACTGCTCTGTGGGTTGATATTCACGCAATTCATAGACAATATCTTTGGTATCCAATATTTCTTTGATACTGGCCAGAACTTCCTTTTCAAGGACCAGTGAGCTGATGCCGTTCGGCTTTTTACATTTACCTTTACTGTATCCGTAGCAGGAGAAGTAAGAATATTTTTCCCCATTGACTCGTTTCATAGTGGTTGAGGTTAAGGTGCGTCCGCAATCCGGGCATTTCAGTAGTCCGGAAAGCCAGTGCTTATAAGTGGAAGAGGGACGCTTGCCAACCGGCTTGTAGGTGGCTTTAAATCGTTTCTGCGCTGATTCAAAGAGTTCTTTTGATATGATAGCCGGCTGTTGCCCTTCTGTAACAATCCATTCGTCCTTATCTTTGATACGATTGGTGCTGTTCTCTGTCCGGTTCCACCGGATCATGCCACAATAGGAAGGATTCTGGATGATGTATTCGACAGATCTTCGCTCAAATGGCTTTTCGTGCGAAGTCTTGAGTCCTAAAGAATTTAGGTATCTGGCGATATCAAAGAAGCTCATGCCTTCATTTGTGTATTTTTCGAATATAGTCCGAACAATCTTTGCTTCTTCCGGAACAATCACCGGCGGCTTGCCATGCTCCACAACCTTGTAGCCAAGCGGCGGACGTGCCTGGTATGCTCCGCGGAGTGCATTTTCTTTCATTCCACGATGCACTTCACCGGATAACCGGATAGAGTAATATTCGTCCATCCATTCGATGATACGCTCGATCAGGCTGCCAAAGGGATCATCGGAGAGTGGTTCAGATACACTCACGACATCTACATTGTGCTGTTTTTTTAAAAGAGACTTGTATACGATGGATTCTTCCTGATTCCGGGCAAATCGTGAAAACTTCCATACCAGGATCAGATCGACTGGATGGTCATCACCTTTGGCCAGTCCGATCATCTCCTGGAAGCCGGGACGTTTGTTGGCTTTTCTTCCGGAGATACCTAGGTCCGTGAAGATCTTCAGGATTACAATATTGTTCTTGGCTGCATAGTCCCGGAGGAGGTGCTCCTGGGAGTCCGGGGAAATTTCTTCTTGATCGTGAGTGGATACCCGGATGTAGCCGTATGCATATTTTACGCTCATTGTATCACCTTTCCTTCTTAAGTGTACGTAAAAATGGGTACAAAAATAACACCTATGCAGGTGCCAGGGAAATGTGATATAATACTCTTGTTCACGGAATGTTATATCGTGCCTTGGCACTGTATAGTATTCAAAGATAGAGGCTCTGGTGCTGGTAACACCGGGGCTTCTGTTGTTTTATTGTGGATAACGTAAAAACATATATTTTTACGATTTATTAATGATCTGCTAGAGACAGCACATTTGCCGTATATAAATTTATTCCAGAGAATGTGGTAAAATCATTGTCATCAGAGATAATATTGGTATGGTTAGTAGAAACACAATTATCTAAGATAACATAATCAAAAGGATCGCATCTGTGTGCAGAGAAAGTATTTGTAAAATTTTTGAGTTTTGAATTTGTAAAATTAAAATCTAAAATCTTGCAAATAGCAGTAGCGTTATTTAAAGTTGTATGTAAGATGTTCTGTAATTTTTTTCTTTCCACAGAATCCTTTCGATAATCTTTAGGGGTATAATGGCAGTTAGGATTTGTAGCCAGAAAAATGGCAAACTCATTTTTCTCAATTATATTTAATAATTCTGAAATATTGTAAACAGAGGTGCATAATGGGTTACCGTCAGATACTAATCTATCTACGAAATCATAATATGGTTTTGCCTGATATTCCACACTTTTTTTTGTGAGACCATAACGTGGATAAACATACCAATAGAGAACGTTTGTATCCAAGAAATATTCTTTTGAATTATTAATGGAAGAGAAGGAATTAATATCTATAATATTCATAATTATTCCACCTTTTTTGGAGCATTGTTAATGATTTTATCAATTTCGGAAGAAAACTCTGGATTTTCATATATTAGTTTAGCGTTATCAACCGAGGTCTTATATGTGCTTTTTCCAGTATCAGTTATATTTAATAATTCGATTTTTTCAAGCAAATCAAATCCATAAACAAGCCCTAATGAAGCAAAGCTGTTGTTAAAAAAAGGTGAAGCAAAACGTTTGATACCATCAAAGTCAACAGATATTTCTTCCCCGCTTTTGAGTGCTTCTTCAATTAGGTGTTTTAATACAGCTCCCTTTGTTCTTGAAGCTGCTTCGTTTGTGAAAGACGATAATTTAATTGTGCTCATAAATTATTCCTCCTTATTTTAAATAGTGTATATATGATCATAATCAGCAATAATTGTGATACCGATAAACGTTCCCATAGAGGGAAAAGACAAATGTTCAAAATTAGATGTAGCATTGTATTGATAGTATATATCGTTAGATAAAATATTTAAAGAGCCGTCATTTAGACGAATGAAGTCTTGCAGGTCAGATAAACCAAGACCGCGTGGAATACCACTAAGCAGTTGCTTAGTTGAATTTCCTCGCTTGAGGGCCCATTCAAGAGCAGATTTTGATGACATTGTATTATCAATTTTTTCTTTTATTAATGCGGGAATGCCAACACCCGTATCATAAACAGAAAAAGAAAGATATTTTTTCTGTGGCATCCAATGCCCACATGCATAAACTCCATGATTTGCACGAGAGTGATCGACTGAATTATTAAATATTTCGTAAATATTCTTAAATAAAACTTCATGCCCTTGTTCTGTTAGTTGGATAGGTGCAAGCTCAAGAATATTGTCAATGTATTCGATAATACTCGAATCATCTTTTAAATCGATGGATGCAAATGGTATAGCATTCCTGTTAGAATGAATATCTGGTTGCTTCATAATATGATCATACAAACCGGAATTATAAAAATATTCACTTAGTTTACTGTTTTTAGAAGTTTGATATTTAATAGTTTTACCAAATGAAGCACCGATATACGCTAAAGCACCAAGGTACGATGTGAAAATAGCATGACTAAATCTACAATGTGTAAAGTCAAGGATAATAGTTGTTTCGTTAGAATCAATTAAATCGTTTTGTACTTTGGATAAAAATTTATACGTATCGGCGTTGTTGTTTAATGAAATCGGAAATATGATACGTTCCGCCATAAAATCATTCCTCGTTTCTTTGGCTATATACAATAGATTTTCCACTATACAAATTTATTTCATCTGCACCTTCTGCATCAATGCTTCCTGGAGCACCTGCGAGAAGTTAAGTCCCATAGCAGTAGCGGACTCATTCAACCATTCAGGAATGGTGAGTGTCTTTTTAACAGCTTTCGAACTATGCTTCTTCAGATACGCAAATAAATCAAACTCAATGACAACAAGAAAACCATCATCAACTTTAAGTTCGCTGATATCTGTAGGATCAGGAATTACTTCCTTTTCTTTCTGTCTGCTTGTGACCGCAAGTCCTAATGCGTCAACGGCATTTTCGTATGCTTGCTGCATATCATCCCCGTCGGAAAAACATTCCGGGAAATCCGGGAAAGAGATCCAGAACCCGCCGTCTTCTTTATGAAAAATTGCCGGATAAAATAATCTGTTCATACACGATACCTCCATAATATTTTATTTGTGCCGGCAGGACTATTTAAGCCCCGCCTGTTTTAATATTGCCTGTTCCAAACCTTTTTTCAAGTCTTTGGAGTGATAAGGAACAATTACTGTTCTACCAGTTTCCGGATTCATCAGTTTTACATGTGAGCCATTCTGACTAACTACGATGAAACCGTTTTTCTTGAGAAGTTTAATCATCTCTTTTGGTGTTAATGGCATCTTTTGTATCTCCTTTCCTTATCATGATTACATTATAGCACGTGTTAACACGTATGTCAAGCAAATATGTATAAATACGTATTTTGCGTATAAAATAATTGAAATGTAACATACTAATATCATGAAGATATTACTAGACAAAATAATGTATGATAAACATCTGACCATTCGTCAGCCCTCTATCCTTACAGGTGTCCCAAAATCGACAATAGCTGATATCGCATCTGGAAAGATTAGTCCACGACTGGACACACTGGAATAGTTAGCAAAGGGACTAAATGTTCGAATTACTGACTTATTTGAGGCGGATATTAAATAAGTGTCTGAGCATCCGGACAAATTTATTTATGTGTCTTTTTAAATCGTGTTGAATATGATACAATAATCTTGTTGAGGGAGTACTGTATCGAGCGAATCCTTCGCCGTATATATTACTCGGGATTTTCCCTGGTGTTTGGTAGACACCGGGGATTTTTTATTTTATTGTGCTAAATCTAATTCGAACGGTGCAAAGTCTATATCGTAATTATCGCTGCTGCCTTCCATGTGCAATTTGAATTGAGTCGGATCTAATTTTCCGAAACAAATTACACCGGATGTTGATGCCCCAGGCAAAATGTCTGACGAAAGATCTTCGTATTGTTCATAGGCATTTCCGTATGTTTGGTCATATTGCTGATCATTCTGGATTGCAATGGCTGAAGAACTCCATAAACTAAATTTGTCAGAACTATTGTTTGTTGCAGTAACATAAACTCTAGTTTCTTCTTCTGCGAATTCAACCTTTGTTACGGAAACAGAAATTCCATTTTGTTCAGATACTTTGTCAGTAAACTCCCATGTTTTGTTAGCTTTACCAAATGATTCGGTATAAGAAGTTTTTTCGATAGAGTTAGCTTCGAGATAAGCCCAGCTGGAATCAACCCCCATAACAGTTTGCCCATCGTATGATCCGTCAATCTTGGCATCGACACTAATATAATCATCTTCATTTATCTTGTCTTTTACCAATTTTTTTGGTACTTCAAGCAATACGCTATTATTATAATCAAGATCTATATATACCTGATAACCATATTTTTCATCGTCTTTGTCAATAGAAGAAACGAGTCCGTAGAATTTAATATATTTTCCTTTGTAATCATCGGGGTTACTTGCTACGGCTTCAATATCATCGACATATTCTTTTTTCTCGCTTTCAGTTGTTTCTTTTTTGTTACCGGACTCTGAGTTACCAGAATCATTAGAGTTTCCTGAACCAAATAAGATGCCAATTCCGATAAACAATACTACAACAACAATTATTGCTATGAGACAACCGTGTTTTTTCTTTTTAGGTTGAGGACTCTGTTTGTTGTCTTGATAAGAAAATGTGTTGTCGTTAGATGGTGACGATACTTTTTCTTCATTAGGAAGTTCAGTACCGCAATTACCACAGAATTTTTGACCGTCTGGGTTTGGAGTGTTACATTTTGGACAATTCATAACTCATTCCTCTTTTCTTTAGTTTTTTGCATATTCAATCAGATATCTCCGCCATATAAATACTTTCGTATCAAGAGGGCAGTGTATTTATGGTTAGAGATACTGGATGAATTACATATATCTCTTTACAACTTCTATTAAACGGTTTTTGTATTTGTACAAATCGTTTAAAGAGTCGATATAAATACGCTCGAATTTTTTATTAGCATCCGGGATGAGAAGCTGTTTATTTCTTGCATCAAGATTGAGTCGACAAATCGGTTTTCTATTATTGTCTTTATATAGAATTCCAAAATAACTTTCGGTATCACGGTGAACTATATCTTCAACGGGTACGATACCAGCAAGAAGTCCGCGAATAATGTAGAAACTTTCAATTTCATCTTCCGTTGTAACAATCTTTGATGCGGGTTCTTTGATTTCGGGTTCTGATTCTTCATCTTTATCATAATCGTCAGCTAATGCAGAAGAAATTTTACTATTTACTATTTCATTTACAAAAGAAGAGAAAGCTCGTTTTACCACAGGCGTAAATTTTTCAATTATTCTCTGATTCTTTTGACCATCGTATATATCCGCTAAAATAAATCGAACAAAGTCTTCTGTCGGAGATTCAAACTGTTTTGTTAAAATGTTTTTTATTTGACTGCTATATTTAAGCTCTTCGGCAGTACTAAATATTTTGTCCTTATCAAAATTATCTTTACAAAATTTTTTTAATTCATTGATGGAAGAATCTTTTAAATTTGCCATGTCTATTTCTAGAAATGGCACAAGATCCATTTTGTTTGATTCTTCTAAATCTGTATAAAAACGATATATTATGCCATTTGTAAGAATGCCAAATTTAGCAGGAGATGTCCCGAAATATCTAAAAAGTTGAGACGAATGTTTGTCGAGTTGCTCTGAGCAACTTTTGCATTCGACTAAAATATTCGGCTGTCCATTTTCAAGGATTGCATAATCAACCTTTTCGCCTTTTTTAATTCCTACATCAGCAATATACTCTGGGCAAAATTCATTTGGATTGAAAACATCATACCCAAGAAGTTGAAATAAAGGCACTACAAGAGACATTTTTGTGGATTCTTCTGTAGTGATGGTGTCTTTTAAAGACAGTATCCTTTCTGAAAATTGTTTAATTACATCATTGAACTCCATACATTTTCCTCTCTTTCATATTTTATAAATCATCACCATATAGATAGTGGTGTTCAGCTCGGTGGAACATATCGCAATGTTCCTGAATAAATTCAACACGTTTCTGATCACGAGCAATCAGCTTCTTTAATCGTCTTCGTTCCGCTTGCAATTGCTTGATGCGATCAAGATAGATTTGAGCCGGTTCTGGATCTTTGTGTGGATGATGAGCATAGTATTCAATTTCTTGTACATTACCTTTTAAAAAGTCATCATTTGTTATATGACTCATGGCATGCTCATATGCCTTAAGCTGAGATTCATAATTCAATCCGGCATTGATTAGTATCGTGTAGCTTCCGTCTTCGTTCGGAACAACCATTTCATTTCCTTTTTTACTAGGAAAGTCCATAAGAACGACATTAACATCCGGTGTCGTCAATATCACCACGTTCCTTTCGTTTAAGCGCGAGAGCCATGCTATGCAGAGCTTTTAAGTCGTCCGGATCCATATCTTTCTGGACATCAAACAGCGCTTTCAGTTCTTTGTTTTCAAATATCTCTTGTGCTACCTGTGCAGTTTCGTTGTTTGTGTAGTATTCGTTGGTATTTTTTCCAGTGCGAATATATTCGGCAGTTACACCAAATAAATTAGCTATCTTCTGTAATTTAGCATCTTTAGGATTGCTTCTACCATTTTTCCAGTCTGAAAAAGTGGATTTTGTGATTCCAGTAGCCTTTGCCACGTCAGAATCTTTCATCCCTTTGGAATCTCTTAACTTGCAATAAATTTCATACATAATACACCTCTAAATAATAAATTCTGAAATCAGTACAAAAAGTTATTGACAAGTTCTGAAATCCGCACTATAATAAAGCTACAAAGTTCGGAAATCAAAACAGAATTAAGTTTTAATTCATTTGTCAATGTATCTGGTAAATATATTGTATCTGATTTCCGAACTAAAATCAATAGAAAGTTCGGAAATGAGGTGATTATTTTTATGTATGAAAGATATGTAGAACTTCGAAATCAAAAAGGTGTATCTGACTATAGGGTAGCAAAAGATACAGGGATTCCGAAGTCTACTTTTTCTGATTGGAAATCAGGAAGGAGTAAACCGAAGATAGCAAAGCTTAAAATTTTGGCTGGATATTTCGATGTGGCTGTAGATGAATTGATTTCAGCAACAGATGAAACAGGTTCAGAAGAAGGGAGGGAGTAGATGACTTATTTAAGAATTGCATCGTTCATTTTGGCTATTTTGGGAATTGTTTTCAGCATAGTGAATATGAAAGAACGATACTAAATTTCGATTGCAATCGTGCTCAGAGCAACGGAGTATTGCTTAACACCTCGGTTGGTGTGAAGCACGATAACGGCATTGGTATTTTTAATCTTTTCTTCTTTTACCCGCCCAAACGTTTCTACGTAGAAATATCCGCCGACTGTACCAAGGCCGGCAAGACTTAGTGGAAGAGTGATAGATTTAACGATTGTACGGTCGAAAGTTTCGTATTTAGTGCCTAGACGAGCTTGGTGTACGACTTGCGGAATCCATGAAAATTCAAAAGTTTCATTATCGATAGTAATGAAGGCTCTGGATATAGAAATTGGCAACTGTGATTTATTAATTAGAGAGAGAGCTATATAAAGCGGTTGTCTGGAAAAATGTTCAGCAATGATAAAATCTTTGCATTCAACAGATAAGTTAACACGATTATTTAATCGGGTTTCAATGAAGTTCCAAAGAGATAGACCAAAGCTAACGATTGCAATTATAAAAGTAATAATATCAAAAATCATAACACATATTCCTTTCATCATTTGATAGGAAAATTATAACAGAGAACCGCAACAAGTACAAACAGTGATACATAACCTATAAAGAGGTGATGCAGTTTGAAACATATAAACATCGTGATCATCGATGGGGTAGAGAGAGACATGGCTACATTATCTGCAGAAGAACGAGAAAAAATTGTGAATGAGCTGAATCGTGTAGCTGTTGGATATCTGGGATACCAGAAAGAGAAAACCGCTTAGGCGGTAGGGGAGGTGGACAAGCATGAAAAGAAGAGGACCAAGAACAAAATGGCAGAGAATCATCAGAGAAACGGTGTTAGAGATCCTGATCGGCGCTGCAATCGGACTTGCATTTGATGCAATGTTATTTATCTGGTTGCTTGTAAGGTGAAAGAGGTGAGGACATTGCAAGGAGAAATCAAAAAAGAGCACCCGTATAAGCCGGCAAGCTTGGGGCGCTCTGGAAAATAGTCAATTTAAGTATAAACAGAAAAAGGAGAATAGTCAAATGGCAGAAGAAAAGAAATATGAAATTACAATATCAGATCTGAGTGCATATATAGGAGCAGCAGCATTCGAGATACTTCCGGAAGATGCAAAGGAAGAGGATGTTGATAAATATGCTATGGTTGCAGCTGGTATTACGGACCGAGTTGCCAAACATCTGGATGGTTCAGATCCATTACCAGAGGATCATGTGGCTTTGGCAAAAGAGATGGGACAATTTATTAATGAACTTGGAGTGGTTTGCGAAAAGATTGTTCAAGCTGTAATGGAGGAGTAGAGATGGAAAGCATTCCAGGATACGACGATTGGAAGACAACTCCGCCAGATGATCCAGAACCTGCCTCGGTTTGTGATTGCTGTGGCAAGTACTTATGGGAAGGTGAGCCGATATATTTAGATATAAATGGTGAAAATCTGTGCGAGGTTTGTTTGAACAAGATGTACAGGAGGATATTGTGATGTGGAAAGTAGAAATAGTAAGGGTTTATAAGTCCAGTAATTTACTGTACGAGCATGAAGATAAAGTGATTTTCGAGGTAAACAGTTTGAAAGAGGCAAGTGAGATTACTTCGATGTTTGATAAGTATGCTGTTGGAGAATATAAATATTCGATCACGCGTAAAAAAGAAAACAAAGAAGGTGAAGAGTAGATGGCGCTTAAAAGTTATGAAGAATTGATAAAGGTTGATGTAAGGCAGTATTGTGAAGAAAGAGATGGCTTTACATATCTGAACTGGGCGAAATGTATTGAATTGCTGAGACAGAACGGTGCTACCGAAGTGTATTGGGAGCCAATCCCTGATCCGCAGACCGGAAGCAGTCTTAGAAAAACAGACATCGAGTTCAAGGACAAGAATAACAATACGAATCGTTGTTATGAAACACGGATCAAGGTCGTTATCGATGATAAGGAATATGAGATGCAGACTCCAGTGATGAACGGGGCGAATCCGGTAAAAGACAATTCTATGAGTCAGCAGAGAGTATGGAACAGTATGTGTAGGGCATTTGTGAAGTGTGTGGCTATTCATACCGGACTTGGATTTAACTTATGGCTGAAAGAAGAATACAACAAGCTGGAAGCAAAGATTCCTGGAACAGGAGAGAATCTTGCATCAGAAGCAAAGAAGAAGACGCTTAAAACGCAGTGTACGGCGCACGGTATTGATTTGGATGCTTGGGTATGTGGAAACGGAAAGACAGTGGATACACTTACGGAAACAGAGTGTGCCAAGATGTTGAATGCGATCAAGAAAAAGTACGGTGATGATTGATGAATTTCACAGGAAAACTCGAAGGCTTGAAGATGGACTATGCTACTAAAAAGCAGAGCATCTCTGTAGAAGTGAATGAGGATGCCAGAGATGCATTCCAGGAACTGAAAGATTGTGAGAAGCTTGATATTCAGATTAAGAAACATCGAGAAAAGAGAAGCTTAGATGCGAATGCCTATTACTGGGTATTAATTACGAAGTTTGCTAAAAAGCTTGAATTGAGCAATCCGGAAGCACACAACATGTGTCTTATAAGATATGGATATCCGGTAATATTATCCGGGAAATCGGCATTTACAACGATTCCAGACACGGAAGAAGCAGAGAATAAAGTGAAAAATTCTACAGAATATCACTTGCAGCCTACTTCCCAAGTGAGAGAAGGAGTTGACGGTGTGATGTACCGGACATACAGACTCCTCAGAGGAAGCCGAACCTATAATACCGAGGAAATGTCCAGGCTGATATCGGGGCTGATCACAATGTGTAAGGAGGCACAGATCCCGGATAGAGAAATCGCCACACCAGAAGAAAAGAGACTCCTGAAAGAAAGGTATGGTGTGGATGTCTAAGAAATTGTGGAGCGTGTTCACAGATGATATGGATCATTGTTATTTTACCGGCACGCCATATTGTCATCGACATCATATATTTTATGGCCCGTGTAGATCAATGTCTGAGAAATACGGCTTTGTAATACCGATAGCTTATTACTTACATGAGAATTATCCGGACAGTGTTCATCAGAATCCGAATAAGGGCATTGATCTGGAACTGAAGCAAATGGCTCAGAAATATTTCGAGGAACATTACGGGACAAGGGAAGAGTTTAGAGAGATTTTCGGGAAAAGCAGATTGTAACTTATTAACATAGATTCCCTGGCATTGTAACAAGGAAATGTAACGCATAAGCACTCACCCAGCGTTATTTATTGCACAAGATGTTGTATCACAGCCAGAGAGCCAGGCTCTGGCGGAAAGGAGCAGCATGGAAGGACAGATAGAATTAGAGGATTATCTCCGGTCATTGAACTGTGAGGGATTTGACATTTGTGATTATATTCCGAAAGGACGAGCTAATGCGGTCACAAGATATGAGCTGTGTATGAAGACTGGATTCAGGGACCGTCAGGTAAGAGATTTGATTCATTATGCAAGGCGTGACGGATCTATCTTGAATCTATCGGATGGAAAAGGATATTTCAGACCTGATCTGGATGATCCGGTGGAAAGAGGAATGCTTGCAGCATATGTCAGGCAGGAAGAAAGCAGAAGAGATTCCATAGATTGGTCTCTGAATGGAGCTATAAAAGATTGTAAAGAAAACGGCATAGATTGGAGGACATAATAAATGAATTCAAACCAGAAGGGAAAGAAAGGTGAGCGTGAGCTTGCTGCAATACTCAAAAGCTACGGATATGAGGACAGCCGGAGAGGTCAACAGTATTGCGGATCTAATGGTGACGCAGATGTAGTTGGTCTTCCGGGGATTCATATTGAATGCAAGAGAGTAGAAAAGCTGAATATCTATGATGCCGTGGAACAATCAAAGAATGATGCAAGAACTGGTGAAACGCCGGTTGTCATGCATCGGAAGAATAGAAAAGAGTGGCTGGTTACTATGCCACTGGATGATTGGATGAAGCTGTATGAACGGTAATTATATTAAAGTCAGTCGGTCATTGCTGGACTGGTGCTGGTATCACGATGTTAATACCTGCCGGTTGTTTATACATATGTTACTCCGGGTGAACTGGAAAAAAGGTTACTTTGGAGAGGAAGTAATTGAAAGAGGAAGCTTTGTTTCTTCGATATCCAAGTTGTCTGCAGAGACTGGATTGAGTGAAAGAGAGGTTCGCACAGCACTGGAACACCTTAAGAAGACAGGCGAAGTGACATGCAACCGACACGCAAAATATAGCGTATATACAGTGGTTAATTACTGTAAGTACCAATCGAGTGACAGGCAAAATGACACAGAGAACGACATGAAAAGCGACACACGAAGCGACACGTCTGTTGACAATCTATCGACAGGCAATCGACACGCAATAGAAGAAAAGAAAGAAGGAAAGAATAAAAGAATTAATAATACAGGGCGGTTTGAACCGCCGGATGTGGAAACGGTCCGAGCGTATTGCCAGGAACGTGGGAACAAAGTAGATCCGCAAGCTTTTGTTGATTTTTATGAATCCAAAGGCTGGATGGTAGGGAAAAACAAAATGAAGAACTGGAAAGCAGCAGTGCGTACCTGGGAGAAAGAAGACCAGAGGAGAAGCCAGACAAGGAAGGAAGAGACCGCCAAACGTGGCAGCACTGGGTTTAACAATTTCACTGGCCGTGATTATGACATGGACCAGATGGAAAGAGCGCTTTTAGGAATTCCGGGAGGTGGAAATCATGCGGATTAACCAGAACGGGATGCTGCGGATGCCCGATATCATATAAGGCGGTAGAAGATCTGGAAAAGATTCGAAAGTATGAGCCGAATGTAGTAAAGGCAGCATGGAATATTTTCGGAAAGAGTTATAAGTACCGAATGAAATATAACGAATACAAAAAGAAACGAATGGAAGAAGAAAAAAGGAGAGCTGAAAATGTCGAGGGACAAATGACAATATTTGATTTTCCAGAACTGATTCCAGAGGAAGGAGAAAACGATGGCGATAATACGTAATGTCCGTGGCGGGACGGTTGGACTGAATGAAGAAGATCGGTTGATGATCGCAAGGCTGTTGGTGAAGGCGGGCTATGCGGTTAAGATCGGGTACAGGACGATTCCAGGGAATGCGAAGGGGAAGAAAGAATACATAGTTGAATACTGGGAGGAGAAAGAAAAGAAGATAGAAATGTAGAATGGTGTCGAACCTTGACAATTGAATATTGATGGTTGGAATGGTATAATTTCTGTATAAAGTGTACGGGAGATACAGAAATTATGTTAGAAAAGATAATACGATTTTTTAATGAACATCCAATACGATTTTTTGTACGTATATTCTTAGGATTATTAGTTGTGCCTACTGCATTTATACATATTGTTTATGTAGTTCCAACAGAATCCTGGTGGTCTCAAGAGACAATTTCGGCGGGAAGTATGCTGTCATATATAGGAACTGTGCTGACTTTTTGTGTGACGTTTATGCTAAGCTTGTTGGTATATCATTCAAACATAGAAGAACGGAAGCGTTCCAGATTGTTAGAAGAAAAAGCATTATTAGTAGAAAATAGAACGCTGCTATCGATAGACAAAAAGCAGATAATAAAAGTAGATTATCTTGATGTAAACAAAGAAAAACCATATGATGTATTTTGGAATGTGGATTTTGAAGTGATATCCGTGGGAGTTGTAGAAAAAATATTCCAGAAAAATATATCTATTGATGATTATACGATTAAGCGGGACAGGCAAACGTATTCAGACGAATATGTAAAGAAAGATGAACTAAGTTTCCAGTATTTGCCAGGTGGAAATATATCTGTATCATTTGCAATAAAAGACAAAGAAAATAAGGCATTTAATTTAATGAAAGGTTCAAATTATTTTTCTATTGGTGCAGATTTCGAATTTGTATGCGATACAGTAAAAACGCCTATATCAATAACAATTATATTGAAAGAAACTGATAAAGTAATTGATGATGAGCCATTCGTAAAAGTATATGAAATAGAAAATGCATTTATTCATCACAGGAAAGCAGAATTTATTGAATAGTATCTACCAACCATCAACATTCGGTGGTTGGTATTTTTATGCCTAAAAATAGACGAAAGGAGCTGAGAAAGTATGGAGAGATTGACGCATAAAAGAGAGAACGGTATAAAGCGAGGGTATTGGTCCCCGAATAAGAAACAGGAGTTGGTGGATAGACTGGCGATGTATGAGGACAGGGAAGATGCTAAGGACACAAATGTCCTTGGCAAATGGATTCCATGTAGTGAGAAGTTGCCGGAGGATGAAAGTTACATATTGGTATCATTTGAGAATGCAACAATGCCGGATATCGCAAGGTATGAAGAAAATGATGAAGGTGGTACATTCTATCCGGGAGATGGTGAAAAACCATATTCAAGCTATGGAATATTTGTCAATGCATGGACGCCACTGCCGGAGCCATACAGGGAGGAACAATGAAGATAATAATATTCATCATCATCGCCTGTACGCTCTTCGTTGCTTGGAGTTTATGCGTTGTAGGAGCAAGTGCAGATGAACAATTGGAAATGATATATGCCAAGGATTTGGAGAGAAAGGAGCAGAGGGAAAAGTTGAGTAGAGTAATACGGTGTGATAGATGTGGGAAGACGTATGAAAAGAATGAGAGATATCAAACAAGAGGTGGTGTTGAAGGCAGCGTGCTTTCTGGAATTACTACAATCACAGGTATGGGCCTAAGAGATGAAAGCTATGATCTTTGTGACGAATGTATAGGAGAATTACTTGATTGGCTGCGTAATGAACAAAACGACGAAGGAGCTGAGAAATGATTGAACAGAGGAAGAGACAGAAGACAGGTAAAGCTGGATGATCAGCAACACTATAAGGAGTTGGAAGAAAGTCATGATGCGAAAGCGAGTGAGAGATTCCATACACCACCAGCTTATCAGAGCTATTCAGTGGAGGATTACTTGCGGAAGATGGGAGTAGACATAACGAAGGGAGTAGATGACGGTGGAGCAGAGACTGGAAGAAAACAATATCAAGAATGAGAATAACCGGAAGAAAGAATATCTGAGAGGATACAGATCCAGTAGAAGACGTATCAACCGTATTGATGATGAAATTATCGAACTGAAAGAATTGGCTGCATCAGTGAAAGCAATTGATTATTCAGGTATGCCGCATGGTAGTGGAAACCAGAAAGATTTATCTGATGAACTGGCAAGGATTGACTCATTGGCGGAAAAGCTTGGAAAAGAAAAGGAAAGCTGCATAGAAACCTATATATCCATTGAAAAACAAATGAAAGAAGTGAAGAATGAAGACGAGAACGATGTGCTTTTTTACCGATATGTGAAAGGTCTTCGCTTTTGGGAAATTGCAGAAATAATGGGATACAGTGAGCAATGGATACATAAATTGCATGGGCGAGCATTGTGGCATTTAAAGCTTCCAACATGATTTATCTTAATTTGTTGGTGTTTATTGAAGTTTAGTATGCAAGTCTGATATGCTTATACTGAACTTAGTGAAAAGACAGATTTCCACGTTGAGTTCACTTCCTCAAGAAGTATATACAAAACCTAGAAGGAACGGCTTGGCAACAAGTCGTTCTTTTGTTGCATAATGTCAAATTTTGGGATATTATGAAGGTAGGATTTTGTATGTACGGAGGTAGTAAAATGATTACTATTGCGAATTGTTTAGTAGATGATTATATTCATTCATTGAAGTTAAAAAATTTTTGCTTAGATCATGGAATGAATGTAAGTGAAAATAAAGCAGATTTATTAAAGAAAGTTATTGAATTTGCAGGAGAGGATAAAGATAGCGAAAAATATATAGAGACATATAATTGGTTTTTAAAAACAATTAAGTCTGGAAGTAAAGAATTTTGTATAAAAAGAGTATATATTCCAGAAGAAAGTATTGAAAATTTAGATCAAATTATTATAGGAAAATATAAACAATGTTCACAAAGTGATATATTAGCTTTTAAAAATACAGAGAGCTTTTCTTTAGTGAATTATCATGTTGAAAATAATGGACAAGGAAGTGCATCAAAAGTTTCTTTTGTCTTCTCAAAGTTAGTTTTAGAAGGGGAGAAGGAACATGAGCGTGGAAACAGGATTATTTATCCAATATATATTGATTTGTATATAGAGGAAGGTTTTTTTGTAGGTAGATATAAACCTAAAACAACGATTTATAATTGTAGTGAAAATGACATAATATATAAGGAAAATCGTTTTAAACCATTTGATACAACTGTAGAGTTAATAGAAAACCTGGAAAAGCTTTTGAAAACGGAGGGAATGGATATTGATCCGGGACAAAAATTTGGAAAGATGATGTATAAGTTATATCAGAAATACTCATTTACTCCAACAGATATACAAAAGCAAATTGATACATTAAAGGAATCACGAGATGACTTTGTGAATAATGTTTTTGATGTACTGGGGTTGAAAGTATATAATAAACAAAAAGCAAAAATGGATTTAGATATATTTTTAGAAAAATTTATTTCTATTAATGGAGATCGAGAAAAAATATTTACAGAAGATAGAGATGCGTATTTGATTAAGATATCATCTGATGACATTTTACAGATGACTAGGATTGATACGGCATCAACAGGAAAAAGGCCTTTGCAGTGTAGTGAAACGTTTTTTGATGGAAAAAAGTCAATCTTAAATACAAAAGAATGTAAAAATTTGCATCTATGTTACAATAGAAGAAAAGGCTATTTGGGATCTTTTACAGTACAATTTTCCATTAATAAGGGATGGGGAGTAATAAAAACCTATTATTTTCCAGAGGAGGATGACATACAAAATGTTTTACAAACAGTTTTTGAAAATTATTGATACTTTGGACGAATCCTTTGTTGAGGAATTTGATTTTTGGCTTGCTACTTTGCCAGAAAGATTAGCAAAAACTATTTCGGTATCGGCAATCGCCTCCCGGTTTGAGGTAAAATATAGTACAGCAAATGCTATTGTAAATTTTTCAGAGAAGGAAGGTATCTTAAGAAAAAGATACTTAGTTATATGCGGTAATGAAGAATGCCAATTTTTTTATGGCGATTTTGAGGCAGATGAACTTGTAAAAATAATGGGGAAAAAAGTATATTGCCATAATTGTAGCAAAGAATTTAAAGTATCTTATGAAAATGTTTTAATTGTATATGCAAAAGTGAAAGAGCCCAATATTCCAGAAGAGAAACTTGAAGAAGAAATCATGAAACGTATAGGCAATACGGAAAAAAATGAATCGTATGGAAATTTTAGTATAGCTGATTCATTGGCTAAAAATATAGATGAAGTATACGAATTATATTACAAACCAAATGAATCGGCATATAAGCAATTAAGACAATTGAAAGAAGCTCTTGATGGTCCATTTACAACAACAAAAGAGAAAGGGGATGCGTTGGAACGGTTGGTATTATTCCTATTTCAACAAATAAGAAATGTAACAGCAACGAATAAAGTTAGAACATATACCAATCAATTTGATTGCACAGTTTGCTTTGGTGAATATTCTAGTTCATTTCCTAGTATAATGAAATATATGTCGCCGTATTTTATAATAGAATGCAAGAATGAAACAACAAGTAAAGGAAGGGGAAAAACACCTTCAAATACATATTTTCATAAATTATCAGGAATCATGGATTCTAATAATGCAAAGATAGGAATAATAGTTTCTAGAGGAGAACCAAGTAAGGAGGATATGATAATAGCACATGACGAATTCCTGTTGCATAAAAATACGAATTGTCAAAAATTTTTGTTGTCTTTTTCTGAAATAGATTTAGAAGAATTAATTGATAAAAAGAAAAATTTATTAAGATATATGAATTACAAAATGAATAAGTTAACAATGAATGCTAACAATGCAAGCTATGACTTGTTAGAACAATGATTAATCACAAGGCACCCTCCGGGGTGCTTTTCTAATGCAAAAACAAAAACGAAATGAATGAGGGGTGGTGAGGCGTGGCAAGAGCACCCGATCAGAGGGCTATTGAAGCGAAAGAATTATATGACAAAGGGCTGAAATTAATTGAGATTGCTAAGGAACTGGATGTTCCGGTTGGGACAGTCCGGAGCTGGAAGAACAGACAGTGCTGGGATAATGCAACGTTGCAAAAGAAAAAACGCAACGTTGCGAAAAAAAGAGGCGGTCAGCCAGGGAACAAAAATGCCAAAGGGCATGGCGGGACAGGGCCGCCGGGAAACAAGAATGCAGTTAAGACAGGAGAGTTCGAAACTCTCTTTTTTGATACCCTGAATCCGGAAGAACTGCAGCTGGCCGAGACGATTGGGCTCGACAAAGAGCAACTGCTTTTACAAGAAATACAGCTACTTACGGTTCGTGAATACCGCATGTTGCACCGAATAGAAGCATTGAAAAATGCTGAAACACAGCAAAACGAGGATGAGAAGTCGCCACCGGGAATGACGGTAGTAAAATACACCGATGGACTGGAAAAAGGAGACTGTACAGAACTAAAAGAATATGCCGGAATACTTGGCCAAATCCAGCAGATAGAAGATGCACTCACGAGGGTACAGGCCAAGAAACAGAAGGCAATCGAAGCTATCCATAAGTTTGGCTACGATGATGCCAAGTTAGAACTTGCTACGATGCAGTTAGAACTCCAGATCATGAAACAGGATGGAGGATCGCATGAAACAGCGGACGACGGATTCATGGATGCCATGAACGCTACAGCTTCAGAAGTTTGGGGTGATCAGGATGTATGAAAAGATCACAAATCTGAAGAAAAAGATCCAAGATATGAAGAAAAGCCGTCTGCAGACAGTATATAACCAAATATTCAAGTTCAAACCGTTCTCAAAAAAGCAGAAACAGGTGCTGACATGGTGGTGTGCGACGTCGCCCGTAAAAGATTACGATGGGATTATAGCAGATGGAGCTATTCGATCGGGAAAGACAGTATGTATGTCGCTATCCTACGTGATGTGGGCGATGGAAACGTTCAACGGACAGAATTTCGCCATGTGCGGGAAAACCATCGGATCATTTCGAAGGAATGTACTGTTTTGGCTAAAACTCATGCTAAAGGCAAGAGACTACGGTGTGGTAGACCACAGAGCCGACAACCTGATAGTGATCACAAGAGGAAAAACGACCAATAACTTCTACATATTCGGTGGAAGGGACGAAAGCTCCCAGGACCTGATACAGGGAATCACACTGGCAGGAGTCTTCTTTGATGAAGTGGCGCTTATGCCGGAAAGTTTTGTGAATCAGGCTACTGGCCGATGTTCGGTAGATGGATCGAAGTTCTGGTTTAACTGCAACCCTTCCGGACCTTACCATTGGTTTAAGGTCAATTGGATAGACAGAGCCGTTGGATACATTGGAAAAGAACGGGCAGCAGAGTTAAGGGCGAAAGATGAACCGGTCAAGAATATCCTATACGCACATTTCGTAATGGACGATAACCTGAGCCTCAGTGAAAAGATCAAAGAAAGATACCGGAATACATACAGAGGAGTATTCTACAAGCGTTACATTCTCGGCCTGTGGGCGATGGCAGAAGGTGTTATCTATGACATGTTCGATAATGAAAAGCATGTGGAAGATCCGAATGCATTCCAAACAAAGCTGATAAATAGCAATAGATACGTTAGTTGCGATTACGGAACACAGAATGCCACAGTTTTTCTGCTGTGGAACAAAGGAACAGACGGTGTTTGGTACTGCACCAGAGAATACTATTACTCTGGACGAGACAAAGGAAGGCAAAAGACAGATGCAGAATACGCAAAAGATTTAGAAAGCTGGCTGGATGGAACAGAGATTAAAGCCGTTATCGTCGATCCGGCAGCAGCTTCATTTATTGCTGAGTTGAGAAAAAGAGGATTTAGAGTAATAAAAGCAAAGAACGATGTAGAAGATGGTATCAGACTGGTGTCCACAAAGTTGAATTTGATTAAAATTATCTTTTCCAATGTTTGCCAAAACACAATCAAAGAGTTCGCATCGTACATTTGGGATGCAAAGGCCGCTGAACGAGGGGAAGATAAGCCGATAAAACAATATGACCATGCAATGGACGCAGTAAGATACTTTGTATATACAATCTTTGGGGATAAACCTCGTTTAAATAGAAACCTGAAAGGAGGACTATAAAGTGTTATTTCGATTGCCGTCAGAGGAAGAGCTGACAGATAACAAATTGAATGAATTCATAGCAAAACATAATGCAGAGTGCGCCTTTCGGTTTAAACATCTGAAAGATGCATATGAGACGGATTACCAGATTTTCCACCAGAAGCCAAAGCCGAATTATAAACCAGACAATCGTATTGCTGTGAACTTCGCAAAATATATGGTGGATACATTTAACGGATATTTTATCGGGAATCCAATTAAGATATCTGTGGATGATGATGCTGCAGGCAACATCAAAAAATATGTGGAACTCCTGGATCAGTACAATGATCAGGACGATAACAATGCGGAGCTGTCGAAGATCTGTTGCGTTTACGGCAAAGGATACGAGATGTATTACGTAGATGAACTGGGAAATATCGGGATTACATATCTGACACCATTTGATGCTTTCATGATCTATGATGATTCAGTGCTGTGTAGAGAACGGTATTTTGTTCGGCTGTACATAGATTCGAATAATGTATTGCATGGAAGTGTGTCAGATGACACCAAAGTTCGGTGGTTCACCCAGAAGGGAAAACTTATCTGGGAGGAAGAAGAAAAGATACATGGATTTGATGGAGTGCCAGCTACGGAGTATGTGGAGAACAAGGAACGTACATGCATCTTTGAACCGGCGATGTCAATGATTGATGCTTATAACAAAGCAATCAGTGAGAAAGCAAATGATGTAGATTATTTTGCAGATGCTTACATGAAGATACTTGGAGCTGCGCTGGGCGATGACGAGATGAAATACATCCGAGATAATCGTATTATTAACTTTGATGGAGATGCGGATCAGCTCGTTGTAGACTTCTTACAAAAGCCAAATGGAGATACCACACAGGAGCACCTGATTGACCGTCTGGAGAAATTAATATTCCAGATCAGCATGGTTGCTAATATCTCAGATGAGAACTTTGGTACAAGCTCGGGCATTGCCATGAAGTACAAGCTGCAGGGAATGAGCAATCTGGCAAAGACGAAGGAGAGAAAGTTTACGTCCGGAATGAATCGACGGTACAAGTTGATCTTTTCCAATCCAGTATCTGGAATGAAAGAAGATGACTGGGTGAAACTGCATTACCATTTCACACCGAATATTCCATCGAATGTACTGGAGGAGAGTCAGATCGCCGGCAACCTCGAAGGAATTGTTTCACAGGAGACTCAGCTTGGTGTACTGTCTGTCGTGGACAATGTGCAGAATGAGATGAAAAAAATCGAAAATGAACAGGAGAAAGCCAAGACAGATCCTGTTATGATGCAGATGTTCGGAGGTGCAGGTGATGGCAAGTCAGGAGTACTGGAAGAACCGGGAAACGGAAGCAAAGAAACATAATATTCAGGAAGAAGCTGAGTATAATCGTCAGATCAAAGAAATATATGCCAATATGATGGACGAGATCAATAAAGAGATCAACGGATTCTATACTAAATATGCTGCTAAAGAAGGCATCACAATGGCTGAGGCAAAGAAGAGAGTAAGCAAGCTGGATATTGCAGCATATGAACGGAAGGCAAAGAAGTATGTTGAAACAAAGGATCTTTCCGATCGGGCGAATGAAGAGATGCGGATCTATAATCTGACCATGAAGGTGAACCGGTTAGAACTCCTGAAGGCGAATATCGGTCTTGAGATGGTATCAGGGTTTGATGAGATGCAGAAGTATTTCGATAAGAAGCTGACTGACAGAACACTGAAAGAGTTCCAGAGACAAGCCGGTATTCTTGGTAAGTCCGTTCTCAAGAATGAGAAATACGCTCATGCAATCGTGAATGCATCATTTAAGAATGCGACATATTCGGATCGTATTTGGATGTATCAGGGAATGCTCAAAGCAGAGCTGGAAGGATTACTTGCATCAGGACTGATCAGAGGACAGAATCCGAAGAAACTTGCAAAGCATCTGGAGAAGAGATTCGGTGTCAGTGCTTATAATGCGCAGAGGCTCATGACGACAGAGCTTGCAAGAGTGCAGACAGAGGCTCAGAAGCAGTCTTTTATCCGTAACGGCTTTGATGAGTATGTGTATGTTGCATGCACAAAAGGCGATGTATGTCCGATTTGCAAAGGACTGGACGATAAGCATTTCAAGGTAGATGATATGATGCCGGGAGAGAATGCTCCACCAATGCATCCCGGGTGTCATTGTAGCGTTGCTGCATATATGGATGATGAACTGTATGAGGAGTGGATAAACAGCTACCAGGAGCATGGATTGAATTTCGAAACATGGAAACAATTGCATGAAGAAGAGACTTATGAATCTGAAATGGGACGCCGATTGGTGAACAGAATTACAGGGATTTCCAAACAGAAGAAGATATTCAATGAAGGATTGAAAACAACATCGAATGAAGATGTGAAGACATTATTAAAACAGTCGTTGGGTAGAACTGAGATTGCAAGATTAAGTGGTAGAAAGTCGTATTATTCGGCGAAGGAGAAGAAAATATATTTATCAAAAGATGCAAAATCGGATACGATAGCACATGAACTTTTTCATGAAATTGACGATACATACGCTTTGGTGGAAAATGGAATGTTAAAGAATTCCGTTCAGCAAGATTACAGACGACTGCAGAATCAAGCGAAAAGATATGGAAAAAGCATAGAAGAAATGTTATACTTAGAATATCCAGAAGCGTTTGAGGTTAGCAAATATGGAATAAAATTCAAAGAAGAGTACCGAGGAATTTCAGATATTTTGAATGGTATGTCAAATGGGGATATATTAATGGGATATTCGCACAAGACCGACTATTGGAAAAAGTCTGGACGCTTGGAAAAAGAAAGCTGGGCTCAGTATGGACGTATGTTTTATACGGATGGTAAAGCATTGGAAATGGCAAAGAAAATATTCCCAGAAATGAGCCAAGAAATTGAGCAGAGAATCAGGAGGTTGATGAAGTAATGTGGTATGGAAAAATGACACAAGAGCTGGAAAAGCTATATGACGATTACTACAAAATGTTTGATCGTACTCCTGATGGATATATGGAGCTGGAATACGGAGAAGGTTCATATAAAGCATATGTGAGAGATATAAAAAAATCATTAAAGTTAAAAAAAGAATTGCCAGATTTTGTAGAGTAGATACCACTGATCATAATGATTGGTGGTATTTTTGTACTCATTTTTAAGAAAGGAAGAGGTAAAAGAACATGAGATTTGACAAAGCATTTAAAATAATGAAGCAGGGAAGCAAAGTGAAACTTCCATCTTGGGGCGGTTATTGGTTTTGGTCAAAAGAGAAACAGACTATTATCATGCACACAAAAGATGGCGAAGAACTGGATATCAGAGAGACACAGATTCCAGATTATACGTTTGGAAATATCTGTTCTGATGAATGGGTGCTGGCAGATGGAGAAAATTGTCCGGAACTGGGCGGAGAAGCTACATTTTCATTTGGGGAAGCAATTAAATATCTGAAACGTGGAATGAAAGTGGCACGTAAAGGTTGGAATGGAAAGGAACAGTACATCCAGCTTGCAGCCGGAATTTCATATAAAACGGCAGATGGTGATATTGTAAATTGCGAGCATGATGCCATCGGAAACATGGCTATTGCGTTCTGTGGAACATCTGGTGTTCAGATGGGATGGTTAGCGTCTCAGGCTGATATGCTGGCAGAGGATTGGAAATTTGCAGAATAGGAAAGGCGGTGATCCAAACTATCTCCCTCCGGCGGGGAATGACCGGAGCGTTAGGAGGCGATGTATTTGATTGAAGTAACTGTCCGCAAGGATGAAATAAAGATATCCGGACATGCAAATTATGCTGTTTCCGGATCAGATATCGTCTGTGCCGGTGTAACAGCACTTGCACAGACACTGATCAAGTCCATAAAGGACCTGACAGACGATAAAATTGAATATGAGATATCTCCCGGGAGGGTGGATATAAAGTATGGGAATCTATCAGAGAAGTCGAAAACTCTGGTGGATTCCTTTTTCATTGGCATCTGTATGATTGCCGAGGAGTTTCCGGAGTATGTCCGGATCATGTAACTTAATGTGACCGGGATGTCGTTAAACTACACATTCAAGATGCAACGACCTGGGCTTAAATGAATGGGGCGGGGCGGAAAGGATAGATAAGATGAAACACATGAATAATCACTGGAGAATTCCAATGAGTAACCTGCAGTTATTTACAGAGCCTGGAGGAGACGGCGGTGGATCCGGAGAAGGAGACGGTGCTGGAACTGGAGGAGATCCTGGAAGTAACAGCAACACAACAATGTCATTTGATGATTTCCTGAAGTTGGAAGGCAATCAGTCTGAGTTCGACCGGCGTGTCCAGAAGGCTGTTAATACGGCTGTGACAAATGCACAGACCAAATGGAAGACGCTGACAGACGATAAGGTATCAGAAGCAGAAAAGCTTGCTCAGATGACCAACGAGGAAAAGGCGAACTACCGGGCGAAGAAAGCGGAGGATGCCTTGGAAGAGATGAAACGTCAGAATGCCCGGTCAGACATGGCGAAAGAAGCCCGTAAGATGCTGGCAGGTGAGAACATTACTATTCCGGACGAACTGGTTATGAATCTTGTAGCAGAAGATGCAGATGGAACCAAGGCAGCAGTAGAAGCTTTTTCAACCATGTACAAGGAAGCGGTACAGAATGCAGTGAAAGGTGCTTTAAAGGGAAAACCTCCAAAAGCAGGTAATGGTGGAGATAAACAACCGATGACAAAGGATCAGATCTTAGCAGTGAAGAATCCGTCAGAAAGACAGAAGCTGATCGCTGAGAACATCACATTATTTCAGTAAGAAAGGAAGTATGAAACATGCATGATATTAGAAGATTAGGTCTGCAGGTATTTGCAGCACCGAATAACCTGACAGGAGAAGTGCAGATCGAGGTAAAAGCCAGAGAGATTGACTTTGTTACATCCTTTGGTAAGAACCTGAAGGCACTGTTAGATATTCTGGGAATTACCAGAATGATCAGGAAGGAAAACAATTCGGTATTAAAGACCAAAACGGTAAAAGGTGAACTGCAGTCAGGAGATGTTGGAGAAGGCGAAGAAATCCCGATGTCCAGATACACAGTAGAAGAAAAGCCTTTTGATACGATCAAGATTGAAAAATATCGTAAAGGCGTATCTCTTGAAGCCATTTCGGAAAAAGGTTATGAGGCGGCAGTACAGGATACGGATGATGAGTTCAAGTCCGATCTGCAGAATGTAGTGACTGATAAATTCTACGCACAGTTAAAAGCCGGATCTCTTACAGGACACGAAACAACTTGGCAGATGGCTGTTGCAATGGCGATTGGAAAGGTTGTGGCTAAGTTCCAGAAGATGAAGAGAACGGCAACCGGAGTAGCTGTTTGGGTAAACACTCTGGATGTGTACAAGTATCTCGGTGCAGCAGATATTACACTGCAGACTGCATTCGGCTTCAAGTATCTGACAAATTTCCTTGGAGCGGATGTGGTATTTGTTACTTCTGAGATCCCGCAGAATATTGTAATTGCAACACCGCTCAACAACATGATTGCATATTATGTTGATCCGGGAGATTCAGAGTTTGCTAAAGCTGGACTTGGATTCACAACAGATTCAGAGACAGGATTTATCGGATTCCACTCAGAAGGAACATACAGCCGTATGATTTCTGATAATTTCGCAATCATGGGCTTACGTCTGTTCTGTGAATATTTAGATGCAATCGCATACATTTCTGTAGGCGAATCTGATACACAGACCTTAGGAACATTAAGCGTAACGTCAGAGGCTGGATCAGAAGCAGGGGATACAAAGCTGACAGTGAAAGGGCAGCTGCTGTCACCAAGAAACTGCTGGAAATACAAAGATGCTGCAGCCGCAACTTCAGTAACTTACGGCATGGACGTTAAGAACTGGTCTAAGTGGGATGGTGAATCAGAGATTGCTTCGACAGCAGGGCATCATATCACACTGGTTGAATGTGATCAGAACTATAAAGCTGTTCGCTCTGGTGATGTAGCTGTAACTGTCAATCCGGGAGCATAGGAGGTAAGGAAGCATGTATAAGGTAATCAAACATTTTATCGATCTTCATGACAACGATCATTCCTATAACGAGGGAGATATCTTCCCTCGTGAGGGAGTAGATGTCAGCGAAGAAAGGCTTAAGGAGCTGGCAGGTAGCGACAATAAGCAGCACACTCCACTGATTGAACTTGTGGAAGAAGATCCGGACAATACAGCTGGTGCAGATACTGCAGAAAAAACATCAAAAGCCGGGAAGAAGAAACCTGAGAATAAAGTACCCGAAAATAAAGAGCCGGCAGAATAGGAGGAGCGTATGATTGAAGATCTGAAAGCCTTGTTGGGACTGCCGGAAGAAATAGACGGAGCCTTAGAAAATAAATTACTGCTGATTTTAAAGGCCACCAAACAAAGACTGCGCTTTCTTCTCGGGGGATTGGAGCCTCCGGAAGAGATGAATTATATCATCCTGGATGTGTCAATCATACGGTTCAACAGAATCGGTTCGGAAGGGCTTTCCTCTCACAGTGTTGAGGGAGAAAGTCTTTCTTGGTCGGAGAATGATTTTGCGGGATATATGGATGATATCCGGGCATATCTGGATGATCAGAAAGAATCAAAGAAAGGTAAGGTGAGATTCCTATGAGATATGACACACCTATATACTTCCAGAAACTCACCCCTGGAGAGTATGATCCGGCTACCGGTAATTACGGGGAAGACACGATATCGGAAGATATGAAGTCTGCCTCAGTCATGGATACCGGTACGAATACGATGATGCTTGTCTATTCCGGAATTAAGGAAGGCAGCCTTACCATTCACCTGCAGAATCATTACGACCGGCCATTTGACAGGATTCGCGTAGGGAATAAAACATACGGTGTAGATTTCAGCAGGAAGCTCCGGACGAAGCAGGTATATGTTGTGTCGGAGGTGGTGTGATGGGAGTAAAGCTGATAGGCTTTGAAAAGTTGGAGGCTAAACTGACTAAGAACATGGATCTGTCTGCTGTTAAAACAGTAGTAAAGAAAAGTGGATCAGAGATGCAGAAAAAAGCACAGAAGAATGCACCGGTAGGAACTCCACAAAGTACAGGGATACCTGGATATGTGGGTGGAACATTAAAGCGTAGCATCGGATTGGAAATTACAGATGGCGGCATGACTGCAGAGGTTGAATCAACAGCGGAATATGCAGGTTATCAGGAATATGGAACGAGATTCATGAAAGGAAAGCCACATATACGCCCGGCATTTGATGAGCAGAAAGGTAAATTTAAGTCGGATTTGGGAAAACTTGTGAGGTGATAAGATGGATCCACAGCAGGAATTGTTCAGTGCTGTTTTGATGGCATTGAAAGAAAAATATGAGGATACGGGAGTTGGTGTGTATGACACGGATTTACCGCCTGAGGACACGCCGTATCCTTTTGTTTACCTGGCGGATTGCTCCGAGAGTGATCAGGCTACAAAAAACGAGATTATCGGCGAGACTAATCTGACGTTGAAAGTCTGGCATGATAATATACGGCAGAGAGGAACGGTATCTGGTATCTTAGCAGATATCAAAAAGATCTGCAGGTCTATCGAACATACAGCGCACTATGCCTGGAATATGCAGAGACCGACACAAAGAATTACGCCGGATAATACAACGAAACAGCCGCTTCTTATGGGAATCCTAGAAGTGGCATTTAAATTTAGTTAGGAGATGACAATAGTGAAGAACAGAAAGTTATTTGGATTGCAGTTATTTGCAGAAGCAGTAGCAGGAAAAAAGATCGTATATCTGTACCGCATCCTGAGTACGGAGAAAGATCATGATGCAAAGACACTTGCATTTACAACCGAGAATGAGCGTACCAAGTCAAAAGATGCTGATACAACAGCAACAAAAGATGGAACGGTGCGTACTCCAGGGACAGCAGAGGTGGAAATCACAGCTTCCAGTCTTCTGAAAAAAGGAGATAAATTCATTGATGAACTTGAAGCAGCACTTGATGATGATGAAAAGATGGAAATCTGGGAAGTAAATCTGGCAGAGCCACAGGAAAGTTCAAGCAATAAGTTTAAAGCAAAATACTTCCAGGGATATCTTACGGAAATTGATAAGACATCCAATGCAGAGGATAATGTTGAGTTATCGTTGACATTTGGACTGGAAGGAAAAGGCGTAGATGGCTATGCAACGGTTACTGCAGAACAGCAGGAAGTAGCAGCATATGTATTTGCAGACACTCAGAAGACAGGAGCTTAAGAGGGCGAGAAGAATCGTCCTCTTTTTTGATGTGCGACATCGCACAGAAGGGAGATAAAACAATATGATGGAACTTACAATCAACGGAACAGTATATCAGTTTAAATTCGGGATGGGATTCTTAAGAGAAGCAAATAAGCTTACCGTAGTTCCGGTTCAGGGAATGCCGGGAACCACAAAAGAAATAGGAGCAAGGTATCTGATCGCTAGTGTTGTGGTTGACCAGGAACCGAACGCGCTGGTAGATCTGTTAGATTTGGCAAATAAGGGAGAGAATCCAAGAGTAACAAAGGCAATGTTAGATTCTTACATTGATTCGGAAGAGGTAGACATCGATGAACTCATGGAGAAAACAAAAGATTTTTTATCGAAAGCAAATGCTACCAAGAAAGCAGTGAAAGAGATTTTGAAAGAGTACGAAGAACAGATGGCGAAGAAGAAGGCTCAGGAGCTGTAGAAGAAGACCTATATAAGACCGTAGCAAGGAATTGCTTCCGGTATTTTGGCTTCACGTCATTTAAACAGGTGGATCAGCTGACATTAGCAGAATATGAACTTATGATGGAGGCTTTAGAGCTTCGGATGCTTGACGAGAGTTTACATGAACATCGGCAGGCATTTTTGAATTTTGCGGTAAAGGCAGAAAAGAAAGCCGGCAAAGGCAAGACCAAACCAGTTTACAAGAGATTCCGGCAGTTCTTTGATTTCGATAAAGAATTGAAAAAAATGAAGAATCGAAGGAAACCATCCAGATTCGCCGGAATAAGCAAACTGCTGGATAGAGAGGAGTGAGAACATGGCAGAATCGTATAGTGTAAAAGCAATATTATCAGCGCAGGACAAAAACTTTTCATCCATTATGAGATCATGCCAGGGATATGCGAATAATCTGAAAACTACTCTCACCGGCGGTCTTGGATTTGGTGCAATGGCTGCAATCGGTGGAAAGGCGATGTCGCTGGTGACAAATTCAGTCAGTGATTTGTCGAAAGAGACGATAGAAACATCGGATTCCATGTATAAGTTACAGGCAGCTATGAGGTTTTCCGGGTATTCCGAAGCGGAAATACAGAGAATAGCCGGAGCAACAGGTACATTAAAAACATATGCGGATAAAACAGTATTCTCCCTGCAGGATGTTATGAGTACATTCGGCTCACTTTCGGCAAATGGAATCAAAGACGCAGACAAGTTGACGGAAGCAGTCGGTAATGCAGTTGCTGTATTTGGTGGAGGTGCAAAGGAATATTCCTCGGTAGCACTTGCGTTTTCACAGGCAATGGCAGCAGGAGCTTTACATGCTCAGGATTGGAACCAGATCATTAATGCCAGTCCGCAGCTTGCTGGAGGCTTACGGAAAGAGTTGATTAAGCTGAATCCAACATTAGGGAACGACTTCAAAGGAGCAATGGAAAAGGGTGCAATTACCGCAGACATGCTCGGACAGGCTATCAATAACATTGGCATGACCGACATGGCGAAAGAAGCAGCTACATCCGTAACCACATTTGAAGGCGCTATGAGTAACTTGGAAGCATCTGCAGTAAGCGGAATGATGAAGCTTTATGATACTTTCGCAAAGCCTAAAGTGATTGATGCAATCAATGGGATGACCGGTAAGGTGGAGGCGGGATTTGACAAGCTGTCTACGGGTATCCCGAAAGCAATCAAGGTTATATCGCCATACTGGGACGTCTTTAAAGACGATGCGGTGAAAGTGGGAAAAGCCTTTGGAGAAGCAGCCAAATCAATCGTTGGAGAAGTGGAAAATCTTACGGGTGCATTTGGGAAAAAAGAAAGCGTAGAAAACTTTTCGGATTCTCTCGGGACTGCAACAGGTGCATTAACCACATTTGCAGATTTTTTAAAAGATCATGATAAAGAAGTGGCAAAAGCGATTACACTGTTACCGAAATTATATGTTGCTTTTAAAGGCTTTAAAATAGTCAGTGCAGTTGCCCCTGGTGTCAAAACTTTTGCGGGCGCAATTGTAAGCATGACAGGAAAAGGAATAGCGACACTGGCAGGTAAGTTATTTGGTGTAGCAGCGGGTGAAAAAGCGGTAGGCACTGCAAGTAAAGAATCATCAGGAACTATCCTAGAATCAGCAAAAGCATTTGTAGCGATCGGAGCGGGAGTAGCATTGATTGCAGCAGGATTTTCCCTTTTGGCATATTCAGCCGTGCAAATCGCACAAGCTGGACCACTGGCAGCAGGAGTACTGATCGGTATGACGGTTGCAGTGGCAGGCTTAATGGTTGTTGCCAAAAATGTGGCGCCGGCTATGACGGCCGGAGCAAACGGATTCATTGCCTTTGGCGCAGCTGTCCTGATAGCGGCAGCGGGGATTGCTATATTATCACTGGCAGCTGTTAATTTGGCGAATGCGGGACCGCTTGCTATAGGATGCATGGTTGGTATGGTTGCGGCAATTGCCGGACTTGCCCTTGGCGCAGCAGCACTTGGACCGGCATTGACAGCCGGAGCAGTAGGTCTCGTTGCCTTTGGTGCAGCTATATTACTGGTTTCAACCGGAGCACTGCTGGCAAGTGTTGGGCTTGCCATAGTAGCAGGTGTGCTTCCGACCATTGTGCAATATGGAATTCAGGGAGCGGCTTGCATCGCAACCCTCGGAGCAGGTATGATCGTATTTGGCGCTGGGGCTGCAGTAGCCGGAGCGGGATGCATTGTCCTTGGTGCCGGACTTGTAGTGGTAGGTGCAGGGCTTACATTAGTTGGTGCAGCTGTCCTGATAGCGGCGGCGGGTATGTTGCTTCTGGCAGCAGGCGCACTGGCCCTTGGTGCCGGTCTTACAGTAGCTGGTGCAGGACTTCTGTTGATGGGAGCTGCATTCCCTGCCGTATCATCCGGAGCTTTAGCAACAGTAGGAGCACTGACAGCCTTAACAGCATTATCATTAGGTCTTGCGGCCGGAATGGGAGCATCGGCTGTTGTAGTGGTAGCATTTGGAGCTGCTATGGCAGGCGGCACAGTTGGCACCCTTGCAATGGTGGTAGCATTAAAGTCTGTTAATTCAAGTATGAAATCAATTGCCGGCAATGCCAAAAGCGCTCAAAGCTCGCTCACAGGTATGCGTGCCAGTGTAAATGTGGTAAATTCCGGACTGGATGCGTTGGGAAGCAGAGCGAAGTCAGCAGTTAATACGCTGGTAAAACAATTTTCAAACGCAGAAGGAAAAGCAAGGAGCTCCGGGAATGCTGTTGGAAACAACTTCAATAACGGAGTCCGCAATGGAATGAACCGGGCAGTATCCACAGCAAGATCCATGTCTGCATCCACGGTAGTGGCAATGCGATCAGCCGGATCCGGTTCATACAGCTGTGGTGTGTATATAGGCGCTGGTCTTGCGAATGGTATGGCGAGTCAGGTCGGACGTGTAAGATCTGTCGCAGCGCAGTTGGCAGCTGCAGCAGAGGCGGCAATTGTAGCAAAAGCTAAGATTGGAAGTCCGTCCAAGGTTACTCATAAACTGGGCGGCTATTTCGGTGAAGGATGGGTAAATGGAATTTCTGATAGGATCACAGATGCGAAAAAGGCAGCATGGAAACTGGTAGACATTCCGGATTTAGTTCCTGTTCCGGAAATTGGAGCTGGATTAAGAATCGGCATCGAAGATTTGAATGATGATTATGAATACACCAGAAATGAAACTTATACCATTTACATCCCTGTCGAAGTAGATGGCCGGCAGGTGGCAAAGGCAACGGCGAAATACACCAAAGAAGAAATTGAACAGCAGCAGAAAAGAGATCTTCGAAAGAAAGGCATGAGATAAGGAGGGCAGATATGTATAAATTTGTAGACACTACAGAGAGACAGGAAGAGCAGATACTGCCCTCCGAAGCTCTCAATTTTAACGGAGTCTATTTTGAAAATGTAATCCCCGGATATCGGACACTATATGTGTCCGGCCGGGAGATGATCGAAACAGAAATTACAGATTTGGATACGGAGATTATGGATGGATCCAGATATCGAAGAAAACGATATAAGCCGAGAACGATCACTGTCGGGTATCAGCTGATTGCTAAGAGTAATGCGGAATTCCGGAATGCTTATAACAAATTGAATTCGCTGCTGGATGTGGCAGAAGCGAAGCTGATCTTCCTGGATGAACCGGATAAGTATTATGTTGGAACGAAGGTGAATGCCGGCGATGTGCCGCATGGCAGGAATGCGATCACTGCAGAAATTGAGTTCTATTGCTCAGATCCATTTAAATATTCCGTAGAAGAGTACGAGGTTGCGCCAACTGCAGATGACGGGACAACATTTGTTGTTGATTATAAAGGAACGTATAAAGCACATCCAACGTTCGAAGCAGTGATGGAAAATGGAGAGAATGGATTTGTCGGATTCGTTGATCAGGATAAACATATTTTACAGTTCGGAAACATCGAAGAGGAAGATGGGGAGACGTACAAAGAAAATGAGACATTGGCTACGCTTCAGGACTTTTTCAATGCACCGGATGATACATCTGGAACGGATTTTATGCATCCTTTCTACGGAGCAAAAGGATCCCTCGGAACATCAACATGGTTTAATACCAAGTTCCTCTCTTTGAAGTCTGCAGGACAACAGGTTGGCCGCGCAAACGGTGGACTCAGAACCATCATTCTTCCGGCGGACTCAACCGGTGATCAGGAAGGGTGTCAGAACTTTTATTCTTATTTCCATATCCTGTTTTATGCCGGATTGATGGGACAGACCGGAGAAATGTGTATTAACTACCTGACAGCGGACGATAAGCTTATTGCCGGTGTGAACTGGTATAAATCGGATATGAGCGGAAATACAGGACATTATGATCTAGTCTGCTACAATCCGAACAAGAAGAGTACCGATCAGCAGGCGGGACGTGTGCTGAAAACGTACACTTATATGACAAGTCATCTGCGGAAGCAAAATCCGTGGTACTGGAACTGGGGACATTGTGATCTTAGAAAAGAAGGCAGTAAACTTACATTTTTCTATAATGGCAGTTATCCGAGCTTCAATATTCCGGAAATAGCAGATATGAAATGTGCCAAGATTCAGATTGCGATTAAGCAGAGAGGAACAAGATCAGGGAATAAGTATCTTACATACAACGGGATCAATGCTTTTTATTTTCAGAAGTTACATGTAAAAAAATGGAGAGATGTACCGAATAAATTTGCGCAGGACTGCAGTTTGATTGCAAATTGTTCAGACGGATCAATTCGGATGAATGGTCTTCCAAAGCCGGATCTGGGAGCTCTTGGAAATGACTGGGAAACATTTTGCCTGAAGCCGGGAGTTAATCAGGTCCAATGCTTATATTCCAGCTGGGCGAAGAAACCGACGTTTAAAATGAAGTACAGGGAGGTGTTCTTGTGATCATATATTTTGCTGACAGGGCAATGAATATTCTGGGATCAGCGTCTACCGGACTGCCGAAGGGGCTGATGATCACAGATGATAAAAAAACAGAAGAAATATCCGAAGGTGTGGCAACCTTTGAGTGTAATCTGGATTACGATTTTGTGAATTCGGATGAAGAGCAGGAAGTGGATGTGAAGAAGCTTGCTGCAGTCGGAAATTTCATCTTAAAGCAGAGTGCGGACAGCAGTGAAGCGGAAGTATATACGATTATTGATTCGACGATAGATCCGATTCAAAAGGATGCATCCATCTATGCTGAAGATGCGGGACTGGATCTGTTAAATGAAGTGGTCGGAAAATATGCTGCAGATAAAGCTTATAACATTGCCTATTACATTAATAAATTTGCATATGATTCCGGATTCGAAATCGGGATCAACGAAGTAAGCAATCTTACAAGAAAGTTATCCTGGGACGGTGAAACTACAGCTACGGAAAGGCTATTGAGCGTGGCTACACAGTTTGATAATGCTGAGATTGAATTCAGCTTCAAAGTCGAGAATATGGCTGTGACTGGAAAATACATCAATGTGTATAAGAATAGGGGGAACGATTCGGGTGTTACTTTGACTGTTGGCAAAGAGGTTAGCGGATTTCGAATCAAGAGTTCCATCGCAGATCTTGCAACAGCATACCGCTGTACCGGCGGAACACCGGAAGGATCAGAAAATCCGATTACATTAAATGGTTATAAGTACGATGATGGAGATTTTTATGTAGAAGGATCCTATGTGAAATCCCGGAAAGCACTGGAAAAGTGGAGTCGGTATCAGATTAAGACAGAAAAGAATAAGAATGATGTTGGACATATCGTAAAATCCTTTACATACGATACGACATCGAAATCTGAATTGTGCAATCGAGCCGTATCCAGTCTTAAGAAGATCTGTGATGAAGCTGTTACCTATGAGGTAGAGTTGTTATATCTTCCAGATGGGGTGAAGGTAGGTGACACGGTATCCATTGTTGATGATGACGATAATATATATCTTACTGCAAGACTGTTGAAATTAGAGATGTCAGAATCGAACGATACAAAAGAAGCAGAGCTAGGGGATTATGTAAGACAGGGAAGCGGTATTGATGCAAAAGTTATGGAGTTGGCAGAGCGATTTGAGAAGATCGCTAAGAATCGTAATTTTTATACATGGACAGCCTTTGCAGATGATGAAAATGGAACGGGAATTTCGGCCAATGCTTACGGAAAAGATTATCTCGGAATCGCTACGAACCGGCTTGCGAAAGAAGCTGATCTTTCCGATCCGACGCAGTACACATGGGTAAAGATAAAAGGTGAGCAGGGCATTCCGGGAACAGCGGGTAAAGATGGTAAAACAACATATTTCCATATGAAATATTCGGCGGTACCGAACCCGACATCATACAGTGACATGACGGAAACACCAAACAAATATATTGGAACTTATGCAGATTATGAACTGGATGACAGTACAGATCCATCGAAATATACGTGGGGAAAATTCCAAGGCGACAACGGCGAAGATGGTGCAGATGGAATTCCAGGGAAAAATGGAGAGAACGGCGAGACGAGTTATGTGCATTTTGCTTATGCGACCAGTGCGGATGGAAAAACTGGATTTTCGACAACAGATACTGTCGGGAAAACATATATGGGACAGTATGCAGATTTTGAAAAAACTGATTCTGAAGATCCGACAAAGTATCGGTGGAGTAAATTTCAAGGTCCCCAGGGCCCACAAGGTGAACAAGGATCACAAGGCTTGCAGGGGTTACAAGGTGAGAAAGGTGAACAGGGCATCCCCGGTCCAACAGGAGAGACAGGTGCCACCGGAGCAACAGGACCTCAAGGACCACAGGGAGCAAAAGGTGATACAGGACCTCAAGGACCACAGGGACCAACTGGTCCTCAAGGGCAGACAGGGGATGCAGGTAAAGACGGACAAATGCTCTATGCGACATGCGATACCGCAGCCGGAACTGTAGCGAAAGTTGCAAGTTTGGCGGCTGGAACATTATCTCTCAAAGCCGGAGCAACAGTAGCTGTTAAATTTACTTATGCAAATACCGCATCCAGTCCAACACTTAATATTGCTGGTACAGGTACAAAAGCAATGTATATCCAAGGTGTCCGGGATGTATATTGGACCGACGGAGCAACCGTAACCTTCACATATGACGGTATAAACTGGAGAGTGGCATCCGAACCAGTATATGCTCCAACCGCTACGATCGGTAATGCTGCTGGATTCAATGTGTTTATAGATGGAACCAGTGTACAAGTTAGGAAAGGGACTGAAGAACTTGCATCCTTCAAAGGTGACGAGATTCGATTAGGAGAGGGTGTCGATTGCGCAAAGGTATTTATAGGAGATTTGGAAATAGGTGTAGATGGAGCAGAAACATATCTTAGAAATTCATCTACGAGAATTTCAACGAAGGCATCTCATGAGGGTGGATCGGCATCAGTACCATCAGTAGTAGTTAATGATACAGATACGTATGTGAACGGCGAGAGTATGACTGCTTTATTTACAAAGGTGGATAACAAGGCGAACAGAGAGTGGACATTACTAAAGAACCAGACCTCAGCAGGAAACTCCACAATTACAGTCGATGTATCGCAGTATTCAGAGTTCATGATCACGTGCGGACTTGCAAGCAGTACAAATGGAAATTATTACCGAGAACTTGCAAGCACGATCGTACCGGCACAGGTATTAACAAGTCGTTCTGTTGTAGATCACGGGTCCGGTTCACATCAAGCATATTATTCTAGTGCATACAATGGTGGGATCTCATATTTGAGTAGCAATAAGATCAAGATATATAACAACGGAGGTATCACGAGATTATACGCAAGATAACTAGTTGAAAATGAATCTTTCTTGGAAAACTTCTCCTTCTGCTGTATAATCGAGGTGGAAGGAGAGTGTAGTAATAATGAATAAAATGTTACAGTTCTTTAGCGAAAATAAAGCTGCTTTAACTTCAATCGGAATATTACTTACTTTTTTAATCAGCAGTATTTCGCTTTATTTTTCTGTCAGAAACAACAAAGCAGTACATTATGTCAATGCTGTTACCAAAAATAGAGTTGAATGGTTATACAAATTCAGAGAATATATATCAGCCTTGATTAGCACGACAACGATTGAAAATGCGGAGTTAGATGCGAAAGACTTAGACGAATATAGAAAACATATGGGTAGAATAGAAAAATTAAAATATTTAATACATATGCATTTAAATTTCTCGGATAATATTGATGGGAAAATAGATGGTTGCGTAGAAAAATTAGTATCTTATTATAAAGGACTGTTTGAGTTATGTGCGTATTGCAGAGAAAGCTATTGTGAAAATTATTTTGAAACAGAGGGAGCGTTGAAATATTCTATTATTAAAGATTTTATTGCAAAATTTTATGAGGTACCTGCATTTAAAGCAGAAATGTATTATCATCTCTGTAATAACCCTGAAGAAAACGAAAGATTTAGAGTGTTTTTTCGTCAAGAGCTATCTAATTATGTGAAGCAACGGAATGAGTATATAGAAGAACTTTTAAGGCATGTTCGAGTTTATTTGAAATTTGAATGGAATAGAATCAAAATTGAAGCGTCTGGAAGGACATATAAGAAAAATAAACAAAGCAAAGATTTAAAAAAATTGTATGAATTATATGATCGCAATAATAACAAGAAGAATCATAACGAGAGAGGTTAACGCCTCTCTTTTTTTATGCAAAGAGGTGAACACATGGAAATCAGAGCAAGACCGTAAGGTCTTATTTTTATGCGCAAAATTAAAGAATCGAGGTACATAGAGTGTATGTAGACGTAAACACAATCATTACTGCTGGAAGCTTATTAACGGCCGTAGTAGTTATCTTTTCCGCTGTTTTCGCAGTATACAAGTGGTATTTAAGACAGAATGAGCAGGATAAAGAGATAGAAAGAATGAAATCAGAACAATGTTTGCTTACTTATGGAATTCTGGCTTGTCTGAAAGGTTTGAAAGAACAGGGATGTAATGGACCTGTTACAGAAGCAATAGACAAGATTCAGAAGCATATAAATAAGCAAGCGCATGATCAGGAGGATTAA